TTATTTGAAGAATTATATACTAAGTATGAAAGAGCATATTCAATTAGAAAAAAATCTTTACCTGCCTTAGAAGTATTTTCTCAATTCCTAACAGAACGTAAAGAAACAGGTAGAATATATCTACAAAACGTAGACCATTCAAATACACATGGTGCATTTATAGAAAAACAAGCACCTATACACCAAAGTAATTTATGCTGCGAAATAAATTTACCAAGTCATGGATTAGAATCTTATGATGATGTTGATAAAGGTGAAATATCTTTATGTACTCTTTCAGCAATCAATTGGGGATTAATAAATGACCCAAGTGAGTTTGAAAAGTATTGTGAATTATCTGTACGTGCTTTAGATGCTTTATTAGATTATCAAAATTATCCAGTTATAGCAGCTCAAAGGTCAACCATGAATAGGAGACCTATAGGAATTGGTATAATAAATTTTGCATATTTTTTAGCTAAGAGAGGTCTTGGATATAATGATGAAGCTCTTGCCACTATTGATGAATATGCAGAAGCATGGTCTTATTATTTAATTAAAGCAAGTGCTGATTTAGCAAAAGAAAAGGGTTGTTGTTATAAAAGCTTAGAGACCAAATACGGTCACGGGATACTGCCGATAGACACTTATAAATCTGAAGTGAATGAACTAATTAAACCAAAAACAAGGATGCCTTGGAAGTCTTTAAGGAAACAATTAAAGAAAAGTGGTATAAGAAACTCCACTTTAATGGCTATTATGCCGGCTGAAACATCAGCTCAAATTGGTAATGCAACTAATGGAATAGAACCACCAAGGGCACTTGTAAGTTATAAACAATCTAAAGATGGTGTAATGGCTCAGGTTGTACCACAAATACACAATCTTAAAAATAAATATGATTTATTATGGGACCAACAAGGACCAGATGGATATCTTAAAATTATGGCAGTACTCCAAAAATATGTTGACCAAGGGATATCTGTAAATACATCTTATAATCCAACTCAGTATGAAGATAATAAAATTCCAATGTCTATTATGCTTAAAGATTTAATTACTTTTTATAAGTATGGTGGTAAACAATTATATTATTTTAATACGCATGATATGGCGTTTGAAGATGAATCAGAATTAGAAAGAGAGGATTTTGATACAAAGGAAGAATATGAAGAATATTGTGAAAGCTGTATTTTATAAAAAAACTGTTTACATTTAGTATAAAGTATGATATAATAGATCTTGGAAACTCACATTATTATATATAATATATATTCTGGGAAACAGGATAACAAATTACTAACTTAGTAAATTTCAATATATTAGTTAATCAACTAAAAAATAATATATATATAAACAGTGAAGAGAATTTTTATACCACAACATGGGGTATGAAATGATACACCTTCGAAATAAGGCTAAACTACTTTTAAAACGACATAGGAGAATATATGTTAGATAAAATCACAGGCGGTGTAGCCGCTGCAACCGGTATCGGTATTTCACTAATTAGCTTAGCGATTGTTTTACAAGTCGTATTTGGTGGAAGCGTACCATTTCTTGGCGGTGACGTCATTGGTACAATCATTGGTATCGTTCAACAGCTAGGAAACGCTGGCTTAGTTGGATTAATCTCTGCAGGAATTCTGTGGAAATTACTTTCATCTGATGATGCATAAATAACATTCATTCAATAATGAAGTGAGTTATATAACGACGTAAAGGTAAAGGTAGGAGCACTTAAGACGTGGGTTCAATTCCCACCTCCTCCACCAAATGGATATCTTAAACTAGGAAGCTTTAAGCTGAACAGAACTTGCAAGGGATATTCATTTAATGGGGGAGACAAGGCATCGATTAGGTAGCAGATCCGCTTGAGACTCGTCAGCCAACAAAGGCTATAAAATGAAAAATTAATCGGCAATAACGATTATTTACTAGCTGCATGATAGCTAGTTGAGGTTTTCTCCGGAGTCCCTTATCACCCAATACTCCGGTCCTTTTTTTCATATATATAATTTTAAATTAGGAGAAAACATTTGAAGCATAGCGTATTTGAAGTAAACACCAAGGGTCATTTAGATAAAGATTTATTTTTTGATGAAAGCGTTGACATAGCAAGATATGATGTAGTTAAATATCCAGCTTTACAAAAATTATATGAAAAGATGTTATCATTTTATTGGACACCAGATGAGATTGATGTTACAAAAGATAAAATTGATTTTGGTAAATTAACAGAAAATGAAGAACACATCTTTACAGCAAACCTTAAGAGACAAATACTCTTAGATTCAGTACAAGGCAGATCACCAGACTTAGCATTATTACCTTTAGCAAGTGCACCTGAACTTGAACTCCTTATAGAAATATGGGCATTCTTTGAAACAATTCATTCTCGCTCATACACCCACCTAATTAGAAATGTATATCCAAACCCATCAAAAGTCTTTGATGAAATAATTTCCATTCCACAAATACTTGAATGCGCAGTAGATATATCTGTACATTATGATAATCTAATTAATTATAAAGGTAAATTTGGATCTTATGAACATAAAAAATTATTATACTTATGTATGATTTCTATTTACATATTAGAAGGTATTAGATTCTATGTAAGTTTTGCATGTTCTTGGGCATTCGCAGAATTAAAACAAATGGAAGGAAATGCAAAAATTATTAAATTAATTTGTAGAGATGAAAATACACACCTAGCAGCATCATTAAATATTATACGAACTTTAATTAAAGAAGATAAAGATTTTGTAAAAATTAAAGAAGAAACGGATACTCAAGTAATGGAATTATTTGAAGAATGTTTAGTACAAGAAGAAGAGTGGTGTGACTATTTATTTGGAGCTGGTTCAATGATTGGACTAAATGCTGAGCTCCTTAAAGAATATGTACGTTGGATTGGAGCGAAGAGAATTAAATCTTTAAATTATCATGTCCCATTTCATGTACATCAGCATAACCCACTTCCATGGACGGAAAAATGGATATCAGGTGGGGAAGTACAAGTAGCACCGCAAGAAACAGAAATAACATCTTATACGATCGGTGGCGTTAAACAAGATGTCGACAAGAAATCATTCGAGGGATTAAGCTTATGAGAGCAGTAATATGGAGTAAAGATAATTGTATATATTGTACAAAAGCAAAAGATTATTTAAAGAAAAAACATGTAAAAATTGAAGAGAGGAATGTTGAATCAGGTAATTGGTCAATGTTTGATCTTCAAAAATCTGTTCCAAATGCAAGAGCATTTCCACAGATTTTTATTGATGGTAAGTATGTTGGTAGTTATGATAGTATGGTATCACACATTGCATTAGGACAATTAAGCCTATGACATGTAATGATTGTAATAGTGAATCTTTTGAAGTTATGATTCATGATGATATGGGATTTCCTACTGAGTCTATTGAGTTAGATCAACCAGTTACTCATTGCCCATTTTGTGGAACAAATTTAGAATGGGGAAATAGAGGGGGTTTTGATTTTCATGAAGAAGACAGATTGGAAATATAATGGGCAAACTTTTACTTCTGATATGGTCGGGGATTATTTTGGTTTTGTGTATAGGATTACCTGCCTTATTAACGGAGCTGACTATGTTGGACGTAAATATTTCAAAACCACTCGTAAGCTTAAACCCTTAAAAGGTAGAATACTTAAAAGGCATAGAATAGTAGAAACAGATTGGCAAAATTATTGGGGCTCAAGTAAAAGACTTTTAGAAGATATTGAAAAACACGGAAAACACAATTTTAAACGTGAAATCATTTGTCTTTGCGACACCCGAGGTCAGACGAATTATATGGAGGCAAAAATTCAATTTGATGAAGATGTACTTTTAAATGAAAATAATTATAATGGAATTATAGCTATAAAAATTGGTGGTGGTTCTATAAAAAAATTAGCAGAAGGGTATGTACATCCACAGTAAAATATGATATAATATAGATTATGGTATTAGTAGATTTTAACGGTTTAGCAATAGGTTCAATAATGGGTTCTTTAAATAGAGGTGAAGGACTCTCTGAAAGTTTAGTTAAACATATTATTTTAAATAACCTTAGGTTATATAGGAAAAAATATTCTGAAAGCAAATATGGTAAAATAATTATTTGTTGTGATAGTCCATCTTGGCGTAGAGATGTATACCCAGAATATAAAGCAAATAGAGTAACCGGAAGAGAAAAAGACAAGCATGATTGGGGTGCAATTTTTGATTTAATTGATTCAACTTTAAATGATATAAGAAATAATTTTCCTTATGCAGTTATTAAAATAGATAAAGCAGAAGCAGATGATATTATTGGAGCTTTAACTATACATAAATCGATTCCTCTTATTGGTGAGGATGTAGTAATTATATCAGCAGACAAAGATTTTATTCAATTACAAAAACACGGCCATGTTATTCAATGGTCTCCATTATTTAATAAAATGGTAAAAGATACTAATCCAAAAAAATATTTATTTGAACATCTTTTAAAAGGTGATTCAGGTGATGGTGTTCCTAATGTATTAAGTCCAGACGATTGTTTAGTAAATCATATTAGACAAAGTCCAATGACTAAAAAGAAGATGG